TTAAGTAATTGCGCTCTTGAAATAGCCATTTTACCTTACTCCTTATACGCCAGTGGTGTTGTCGAACGCATGACCTGCGTTCCACTTCACATAGGCTTCAGTAAACCCGCCAGAGCTGTTCTTGGTTTCTTGAACCAAGTCAACAATGCGGAATGGAAGCGTTGCTGTAGTGGCAGATGAATCAGAAATACCAGAACGGGAGTTACCCGAAATGCTATCTCCAGTGTTATCTACACCAGCTACGTTTGCGCCAATGTCAGTTATCGCCAAGTCACCAATCGTTGTGCCAGAAGACAAAACAGCGGCCTTAAACAGAACATCAGTTGCATCACATACGTAGGCTTCGAGGTCAGAAGCTGCCGTACTAGCAATATAGTTTTGCCTAAAGGTCTTTTGATTAGTGTTGGGATCGGTGTATGAAACACCCATAAAGACTCCGATTGGAGTCATAGCAGCGTCAAACGTATCACGTTCAACAGTGCCGCCGGTCACTAGCTTAACAGCGTCCCCGTAGAAGATTGCGGTGCTGTAGCCACTAGCAATGCTGTAGTGACGTACGGTGCCCACATAAGGCACGCCACTTAACAATTTGACCGGAACCAGCCCATAAGGGCCATCAACAGTAGGATAAGCCATCTTTAGCTCCTATTAAGTTCCATTGCCAAAAGTCACCTTTGTTTTTCTATCGTTGAACAAAGGCATTCGTGCGTCGTTTTCGCGCATCAGGTTGTTATCGACAGACTGTATTTGATTTCTAGCTTGCTGTTCGTAGTAGTCATTTCGCTCGTCTGCTACCTCTTGAGGCACCTTACATAGCATCAACCCACCTTGAACGATATTATCAGCAAACTTTTCTTGCTCCACATTCAACACTGTGAATTTTGGGTAGTCTTCGGCCCTTACGGGTTCCCAACCTTCGCGTAATTTTGAGGATACATTAGTGGCATCTACCTGACCCAACATGGACACTCTGACCCAACGGAATGCGTAACCATCTTCAGGATCAGGGGTAGGTAATACCTCTGGTCGCTGCCATGATCGTTTACGAGTTTCCGTTTCACGAGTCTTGTGCTCTCGCTTGATCCTATTTTCAGCCATTAGTTTTTCCTCGCTTCTAGTGCAACCTGTCTGGCGTATTCTTCCAGCGGCACCCCAAGCCGTTTAGCAAGTGCAACCTGTGTTTGCGATAATGTCACCTTCTTAGGTGCTGTGCTCCGCGTAGCGGGTGCAACCACGTTTGGTTGTTGCTTTCGTTCTTCTGGTGCTTCTGAAGGGACTCCTCCGAAATAACCGGGGAATACCTCTCGCATACGAGCATCAATGCGCTCGTAGTAGTCTTCGTCTTGAGGGCTTACACCCTCTCTAATCAATTTATGATGCACTCCATATGCAAAACTTTGCATTTCGAGGTCTTCGTCAAACCAAGGATTAGCTGCTCGCCACTCCTCGGCCCTGCTATCACGTTCATATTGTGGTGTAACAGGTTCCTGTGTGTCTTGTACCTCAGTTTCTTCGTCCTGTAAAGCCGGTACTTTAAAATTATCTAACTTATCAGACTTTAATCTTGCGCTAGTTAACTTGTCCTGCGCTTCGAGCACCGCTTCTGAGTCACCACTATCGTACGCTGTTTTATAGGAACGCTTAGCACTTTCCATCTCAATAGCAGCATTTCGTTTTGCCTGTTCAAGTAACGCCTCTTGATTTTTAGTTACGTTACTTTTTAACTCTTTGTTTTCATTAACAAGCCTTTGCGCTAGAGATTCTAGTTCTTGTCGCTCTCTGAGAGCGGCTTCTTTCGCCCGCCGCTCATCGTTATAGCTCTTGGTAATGTGATTGATTCGGGCACGTACTTTTTTAGAGTACCCTTCAAGCTCTTCGTTAGTAACCGGGTCTGGCGGTGGCGCTCGCTTAAGATCACGATCAGCCTCTGGCGTATCATCCACAATCTCAATGTCCAACTCATCTTGTTCTGATTTGTCTTCAACTTCAGGTGTGGCAGAATCATTTGCATACTCTTCCGCAGTTTTCTTACCAGACAAATCAATCTCGACTTCACCAGAGTCCTCCACTTCTATACCAGTGTTTTTCTCTTCATCAGGGAAACTATACTCAACTTTTTGGAACGGCATGTACTTTCCTTACGCTCGTGATACACCACGGGGATCTGCTACAACGGCTTCGATAGAATCATCGTTCATCAGACGATATTCCACGTCGCCAACCTTAAATCTTGTGCCTGAATTAGCACGGAACATCACGTAGTCACCCTGCTTGCACCAAGGGCCAGTGGGGAACCGTTCCTTGTCTACATAGGCTTGGTCACCCATATCGACCACAAGGCCGATGATGGACATGACGTATTCTTGATTTTTTGTGGTATCAGTTTTTAACAGATCAGTGCCGTCAAAAGTTTCTTCTATCTGCGGCAGTGCAACTAACACCCTATACCCAACAGGTATAGGTAGCTGTGCCTCTAGCTCTTCAGCTGTGTTAACAGCTTCACTCATCGTCGTACTCCATTCTATGGGCGAGGTCATCTACATAGCTCAGACAGGTTTCGAGACCTCGAATCAAACCTGTAGTTTCCTTGTACATGGCGAAGTCTTTTGCTCCCCCACCACCAAGAAATTGTAGTGCAGAGTCTCTATCGGACTCGATTCGTTCTTTTAGCACGTCTAAGACGGTTGCAGCCATTATTGACCTCGGCTGTTATTGGAATCCTTAATAGTCTTTAGTAAGTCAAGATCCAGTTTCGTATTGTCCTTTCTTCGATCTGCGGCAAGTTTAGCGCCTGCTTTCTGTGCGTCAATTTGTAATTCTTGTTGTTTTATCGCTAATTCAGCTTGATCTATCTGAGCATCTTGCATGTTCTCGCGTGCTTTCAACTCTAGCTCTGCTTGCTTAAGTTGTGCATCCAATTGATCTTTAGCTGCCTTACGCTGCACTTCTTGCTGTTTAATTTGTAGTTCTGCCTGCTGCATCTGTATGACAGGATCTTGTGCTTTCTGCTGTGCTTGCTGCTGCGCCACCTGCTGCTGTTTTTGCTGTGTAAGTTGTTTACCTGCGTCAGCTACCAACTTAGCAAGATTAACTTCGACCTGTTCAGGCAGCTGCTCGTTCGGTGGAGGTAGCGGTGCACCCAGCTTTTCTTCCATCTGCTTGCGATACAAGAATCCAAGGTGTTCTGCTATGTGAGCATGTAACGCTGCCATGATCGGCTTGGCCTGTGGGTTCTGCCCTATCATCTGCATCATTACTGGGTCTTGCATAAACGCTTGGTGTGTTGCGATATGTGCCTCGTGATCTTGGTAGATAAACGCCCTCAACGGTTTACCAACCAACGCATCCATATTTTCGCTCACTGGATCTGTGGGCTTAGCGTCGTCAGTTGTCGGAACAAGTTTATCTGCATTCTTGACTCCCAACACTTCGATCATCTGCCTGTGTAGTTGGGGCAAGTTATAGATCTGGGGTGCAGACTGCGACATCTGCAATACCGCTTGATACTGTACAACCCGCTGAGCCATCGTAGAGCTGTTCGGATCGCTGACGGGTATAACATCAACTGACATATAGTCGGCAACGCGAGCACTTACTTCGCCACGCACCGGCTCGTACGCATAATCTTCAGGGGCATACTCTGCCATGATCGCTTTTAGGAGCTTAAACTCCTGCTTCATGGCATAATGTACACGGGCCTGCACTGCTGCCATTGGTTTGAGAGTTCTCTCTAACAAGGCAAGTGTAGTGCCCACCGGCGCATTCGCAGACATATCAGAGATATTCATATCACTGATAGCCCCCAGACGACGGCCTTCATTTGTAATACGTTCTAGTAACGCAAGTAGCGTTTGGCTGGGTTCTTTATAAGGAAGCGGCAAGATGTTGTCGCGTATGCTACCAGACGGCACATCTACATCTTTGAACTCCCCCGGCTCTATGGGTGTATCGTCACCTTTGATACGTAACCCACGGGCCTTCAAACCACCCGGAAGATTAGCCAGCGTGCCAGCGTCCACCAGCTGCCGTATAATAGACGTACCCGCCTTAGCGTACCCCCCTATTATATGTATCAGACCCAACCCATAGAAACCAAATCCGGGCACGTATACATAGTGTACGAAGTGCTGACGTTTCAGCATCAACGGATCGTCGGGGTTCCAGTTTCGGCGCACGGATAAAATCTGATTTGTGCCGCGCTCTAGCGTCACCACATACGGCTTGGCTATCTCATCGTCATCCTCATCAACACCATCAATAACTAAATCGGCGTGGACTTCGTATAGCGAGTAGCGGTCATCGTCTGTCAGCGAGTAGCCACCCTCTTCTGCTTTTCGTTCTTCTATATCTGTGTGGTACGCCTGCGGTTCGCCTAGTTCTACCTCTCTATAGAATCCGCCTGCCTGTAACTTCTTCAACTCATTCTTAGTCTTACGCATGATGTGCGTAACACGTTCTGCGGTTTCTATATGTGAAGCGCCGTAGGGTACGACCACATCCTCCGCAGGTATGTACATAGCGACCTGTCGGCCTATGTTTGGATCAAAATATACTTTCTTAAACGCGCTGCCAGCCAACCCAAGGCTATACAACAGGCGCTCATGCTCTGACCTGTACTCCACCATGCGCTCGGTCAGTTCGTAGTTCATGTCGGCTTTTACACGCTCTGCGGCCTCTTCCTTGTCTTTATTTTCTTCGCCAAGGATTTTGACCTTCACAGGCCCAGCGGCAGGAAACGTCTCGGACATGGTTTCTGCTTGGAAGCGTATGGCTGCTTCAGCAAGAACAGTAGAGTACACCCCACACGCACCGTCCCACGGTTCGGTACGCTCTTCGTACTTGAAGCCCAGTACATCCAGACCTTTAACAAAACTATCGGCCCAGTCTTTACGGCTATCATAATCAGCCGATACAAGCCCTACTAACTCATCGGCAAGTTCAGCCAACACACTATCTTCTATTACTTCAGCTAAGTTTGCGTCGAAGGGAAGCATGTCTGAAGGTTCTGCGTCGGGGATAATAGTGATTTCTACACTACCGTCGCTCATGGTCACCATCTCTGGATCAACAATCTCTATCTCCAGATCAGGTGCTTCTTCGTCTACACCTGCGTCGATACCTTCGGGTGCTGCATACAAACCTTTTTCTATAGCCATAACTTATCTCTAGTAGAAGCCGCTCCTCCGCGACTTAAAGTATCTTGGTTCTTCCGGCTCATCTGTCGGCAGTCGTATAAACCCGCCCTGTCTGAAACGCATGAGTGCCATGACCGTGGAGTCAACTAAGTCATCATGGCTCATAAACGGAAACCCAGCAATCTCCTCAACCACTTCCTCTGCCCATCGTGTAGGAGGAACCCACACCAAACCAGACGCGACAATATCAGATACTGAGTTAAGACGTGCAAGTTTATCGCCTGATCCCCTGTGCGGCGTATATTCTGAGACGGGTAGCCCCATACGCCTCATCTCTTGGTATAGCGCCGTGCCCGATGACTTCTTCTCTACGATGAACGCATCAGGCTCCCACTCGCTATACTCTTCCATCGCCATGTCTTTTAGCTCTGGAAACTCCATGCGCTTCTTTATGCTATTTAGCAGGATGATATTGTAGTTATCGGTCTCTTCGTACAGAAACACACCCCACGTAGTCAGCGCCGTATAGTCAGCGCGATTGTGTTTTTCTGCCGCTGCGTCCAATGACATAATAATGTACTCGCAGCTGGGCGGATTCTCCTGATCCCATATCTGCCACCACTCGCGTTTGACCAGTGCGGCCTCTTCTGCTGTAGGTGTCTGCTGATACTGCGCGTTCCACTGGAATGTCGGCATAGATGCCTTGGTTCGCATCAATGCCTCAAGGTCAAAGAACTCAGGCCACAGCGGTTTTTCTACTATTTCCTCTGTTTCCTCGTCTTCTATCTCTAATATGGCGGGAAACTCTACTACCTCGTACTCATCCGCCTTGTCATTCTGCACCATATCGCGTGTTACACGCCCAGTGAGGTCATCCATGTGCCATCGGGTCTGAATTATAGCCACACGGCCCCCCGGCATCAGACGAGTACGCGCTCCAAACGTAAACCACTCGTACGCTTTCTCAAAAACAGAAAAATTACCGTTGATTACGTCCTGTTCCGAGTGCGGATCGTCTACTAAGAGTAAATCAGCGCCACGACCAGCAAGAGCAGAGCCAATACCACACGCATAATACTCACCACCGACGTTTGTATTCCATCTACCGGCTGATTTTGAGTCACTTGCAAGCTGAACTGTAGGAAAAATGGCTTGATACGCCTCCGTAGAGATGAGATTTCGCACTTTTCGACCAAAATCCACCGCCAAATCGGTGGTGTGCGACACCATCATCACTTTTTTGTTTGGATTT